AGAATCGGGTCGATCACAAGATATCTGGGGAACTTCGGATCATACAGTAGGTCCGAATCCGAATACATGGTATAGATCATAGACACCCTTTCCGGAATGTGAAGATGGTCGTCCCTGTGGACTCGACCGTCACAGACCTTGTTTCATCACCGGGCAGGTACATTTGCCCGTTCAAATGGCCGCCCGGGGACATCTGCAGTCGCACCGTGTTCCCGGAAGCTGTGAATGTCAATGTAGCCTGCTCCGTATTGCTCACGAATGGAACGACCGGCATCCTTGCGTTTCTCAGAATCGCGGTCCCATTACCGGTCACGGTAACAGTCGTTTCCTGCTTATCCATTTTGAACGGCTCTGCCGTGATGGTAACGGAAATCTCGCAATACCCGTCGCGCTTTGAGATGGACGTCACATCCACACGGCCCGTGTAGTAATAATCCGGGTCCTTGCTGAACACGATCTGCATCCGCTTCCCGTGGACCGCGTTCACGAAAGCGGAGACCCGCGCATCGTATTCGCCGGTCGCGTACAGCGTGAGGAGGATGATGCGGTCATTGAACCGGATCGCATCAAAAGCCTCTGTCAGGTCCAACGACCCGTCTCGCCCGGGAACGGGTACGAAGTTCGTCTGCGCCGTGGGCATGGGGATCTCATACGGGGCCACGATGAGCCCGTAATCCGTATGCGTGTTCTTGTTTCCAAACAGGATATAGCTCATGCGTACCTCACTTTCAGCTTCTGCATCTGCCCAAGTGCATTGTCCATTTCAGGAGCCAGCCACCCGATCACAGCGCCGGTATCTGTCACGATCTGCCTTACTCCCATCTGCGGCAGGTATGCTTTCATAAGGTCGAACATAGCCGAGACCGTAGCGGCGACGGACAGGTTCGCGGAGGGCAGAACCGCTGATGCATCGAAGTTCGCCGCAGCACGCACCGGTTCCAGATCGAAGTCGGTCGGGATCGCGTTCTGCATCTCTTTCTCCACATCCTCCATGGCGTCAACAAAACCTTCGCCAAGGCCGAGTCCCATGTTCTCACCGATACCGGCAAACACCGTGGACGGGGAGTGGATACCCAAGAGTCCCTTGATATTCTTAAGAAGCCCGTTTGCCCAGCCTTTGACCTTGTTCCACAGCCAGTTTGCCGTGTTACTGATACCGTTCCACAGGCCTTTGAGCAGGCTTGCACCGGCGTCGGCCATCTTGCTGGTCAGGCCAACGATCGCATCCACGATGCCGGTCACGATCTTCGGCACCGCTTTTACGATCTCCGCGATGATCGTGGGCAGGTTCTCGATCAGGGCTATGAAGAGATCGACGCCCGCCTGAATGATCTTGTCGATGTTCCCGATGAACGCGTCCACGATACCGGAAACGATCTCCGGGATGGCTTTGACAATGGTGGTTATGATCTCCGGCAGCGCCTGAATGAGTGCTATCAACAGCTTGATGCCCGCCTGAATGATCTGCGGGATCGCACCTATGACCGCCTTGATGATGCCGTCGATGATCTTCGGTATCGCTTCGACGATCTTCGCTATGATCTGCGGCAGTGCATTTACCAGCGAGGTCAGCAGTTTAATCCCCGCGTCGATGATCTCCGGAATGGAGTCGAGGAGAAAATCGACGATCGCCAGAATGATCTCCGGCAGCGCATCGATCAGTACCGGGAGCGAATCAAGTATGCCTTGCACCAGCCCCTCGATCAGCTGTAATGCCGCATCGAGGATCATGGGCAGGTTCTCGATCAGCCCCTGTACAATGGTCACGATCGCCTGCACCGCCGCCGGGATCAGCGTGGGCAGTGCTTCCGCGATCCCTTGAACCAGAGCAGCAATCATCTGCACCGCCGCGTCAATGATCAGCGGCAGGTTTTCTATAATCGCGTTCACGATCGTCATGATCGCCTGAACCGCTGCGGGGATCAGACTCGGAAGCAGTTTCACAATGGTGGTCAGCACCTCGGAAAAGAGCCCCGTCACCGTCTGCAGCAGCACGGGGAGCAGTTCTCCGACAGCCTCGATCAGCGCACCGGCCACAGAGGGCAGCGCGGCTACGATGTTCTGGATCACGGGCGTGATATTCTTGACCACGCTCTTGAAGGCGTCGATCACGTCCTTGCAGAGCTTGCCCATGTCCGCGTCCGCACGGCCAAAGCCGGTGATCAGGTTCTTGATCGCACCCTGCATGGAGTTGACGGACCCGGAGATCGTATGCTCGGCTTCCTTTGCGGTGGTGCCGGTGATGTCCATGCTCGTCTGGATCACATGGATGGCCTCGACCACATCCGCGTAGGAGTCGATGTTGTACTCGATGCCCGAGATCGCCTGCGCGTCCTTGAGCAGGCGCTCCATCTCGGTCTTGGTGCCGCCGTAGCCCAACTTCAGGTTGTCAAGCATGGTGTAGTTCTGCTTGGCGAATCCCTGATAGGCCGACTGGATCGCGGACATATCGGAACCCATCTTGTTGGCGTTGTCCGACATATCCGTAATGGCCATGTCCGCATACTCAACGGCCTTTTCCGTGTCCCCGCCAAGGGACGAGATCAGGCTGGCCGAGAAGGACGTGACCGTCTCCATGTACTCATTGGCAGAAAGGCCTGCCGTCTTGTACGCGCCTTCGGCATACTCCTGCAGTTTCCCGGAGGAGTTCTTGAACAGGGTGTCGATACCGCCGACCAACTGTTCATAATCCGCAAAAGCGGAGATGACCTCTTTGCCCAGCTTCACTGCGGCTGCACCAGCGGCAACGAGCACCGCACCCATAGCGGCTCCGACTGTTTTCAGAACGTTGCCGAGGCTCTCGAACTTGCTCTCGGAATCCTTGGCGGCATCCCCGGCTTCGTCGATCTCGTCACCCATGTCGTCTGCACTGTCGGTGACGTTGTCCATCTCCCGATCCATACCGTCCAGCGCATCTTCGGCTCGACCGTATCCGGCGTTGGCCTCATCCAAGGCCGCATTGTTATCGGCAAGCTCACGCTCCATGTCGTTCAGCGCCGCTTCCGCATTGTTCAGCTGGATCTGCCACGCCTGCGTCCGGCGGTCGTTCTCGCCAAAGGACTCTGCCGCATTCTGCAACGCGGCGCGTAGGACCTCGATCTTCTGCTTCTGCGCTTCGATCTCCTTGTTCAGGACCGTGTTCCGGGAGGTGAGCGCGTCGACCGATTTGTCGTTCTTATCAAACTGGGACGCGACCAGCTTCATCTCGGACCCGAGAACCTTGAAGGAGGAGTTGATGTCCGCCAGCGCTTTCTTGAACTCTTTTTCGCCTTCCAGACCGATCTTCAATCCGAAATTGTCCGCCATATGGACCGCCTCCTTTCCTTAGATCCCATCCGGGATAATGTCGTCAATGAAATGCTCCCGCTTGGGCTCCGCCAGCCCGTTGTACTGCTTGTGGCATTCGAACAGGTCCAGCAATAGACCAAAAGGCATCGTCCAAACCTCATCCTGCGTCAGGTGAAGCTGGGCGATGCCGAAATAAAGCAGTCGGGTAAACAACTCTTCGTCGCTTACCCGACATGTGCGTTTTTTGGGTCTGTCTCGCTTTCGATGTTCCGCTTTGTGCCGCGATACAGTGCTTCCGTGATGGCCGTCTTATACTCGCCAAGGTCGGAAGGCACCGTTAGAAGCTCGACTTCGTCCGTGGTGAGGACATGCTTCGGTTTGTCGGCGTGCTTCAGGTTGTAGATCAGAATGCTCTGGTTGGCCAGAAGCGTGATAAGCCACACGATCTCGCTGATCGCCATCTCAAAGTTCTCTCCCTTTAGGAGTTTATCCCCGAGATTCTCAAGACCGCCGTATCTGCCTGCGATCTCCCTGGTTGCCTTCGTGGTCAGAATGAGCTCATACTCATCTCCGCCAATGTTGATGAACGCACTACGATCGTTTTCCATACAGCGTCTCCTTAGTTTGTTGATGCGCTACCGCCGGGGATCGTACCGGGCGACAGGTTCAGATCACCGACAGGCTCATACACGGCATCGTACCAGGTACTGATCACGCTGTCGTCAACGCCCTCCGTGCCTTCGGTGACCTCCGCTTTCCACGGGTGGTTGTCGCTATAGTCCACCTTGTTGCGACGCATGATCGTGCCTTCGATGGTGGGCGTCTGGAAACTGATTGAGTCGCCCTTCGTCTGAAGGTTGGTGGCGGGGATGCCGAACTTGACACGGTACAGCCAGTAGTAGCGGTACTTGCCGT